AAAGGACGCGTGCCCGCGGGAAAAACCGAGGACAGGCGTCCTTTTTTCAAATACGGGAAGCACGTTGAGAGGCTTCATAGGTAACCGCCCAGTGAAAGCACGCCCACAGAAAGACAAGAGGCTGTTGAACAAGGATAGTGAACCGCTCCCTGTCAAGTAGACAGACGAAAAAACAAAATGTTTCCTCCAGGATTTCAGAGATGAGATATACAACGGCAACTTTTTCATTGCAAAATGCTTGTTGGGGGACACCAAAACCCGTGAACTGCATCCGCCGGATGCAGGCTGATGTACCGAAAAAACTGGTATAACAAACAAATTTCAACCGAATGATTTGGATAAAATGCGGCTGTTTGGAATTTCTATTTTATTGTTGAACTATTAGTGGTAATATTAATCTATTATATTTGGGTTCGACAAAGTGTATGAGGAGAACTATTATGGGATCACTAACGCATGTATGTGTGTGGTCTTCTAAGGGCTGGACTCATATCGCACCTGAAGAAGTCGCCCGTAGCCATCCGGGAGAATCGGTATCTGCACGCAGTGGGCTTTTTATGTGTGAATTGTGCGGACAATATGCAAAGTCGTATGCAGTTCAGAAGATTTTGAATGTCTGATAAGACAATAGAACTCTATATTATGTAAAGTGTACAGGAGAGTGTGCTCGATGACTGAACAGGAAAAACTCCACCACGCAAAACACTATATTGACAGCCTTGCCAATGGGTTGAATCCACTGGATGGAACACCGATTCCAGAACAGGACATCGTGAATAACGTAAAGATTTCTCGATGCCTGTTCTTTGTATCCGATGTCCTGAGAAAACAGCTTGATGGTCATGAACCTAAAAAGGTGTCCGAGAAGGATAAGAAACTGTTTTACATTACGGAAGAAGAAAAGCTGCAATATGTACCGTCAAAAACACCGATACCTGCCAGTGGAATCAGCTATAAAGTAAATGAGATTCTGGACGAAAAGAAAATGCGGAAGGTATCTTATCGAACCATCACCACGTGGTTGGTAAAAGTTGGACTTATGGAGGAGGAAGATATTTCAGATGGAAAATGTCGCAAGGTTCCAACTGCCAGTGGTATTGCGATGGGAATCACTACTGAAATCCGTACAGGAGTACATGGAGAATATCCGTGCGTTGTCTACGATGAGAATGCACAGGAATTCGTGATAGACAATCTGAATGCAATCATGAATCCAACGGATGATTGAAAAATCCCCAGTCTATACCGATTCTAGTCGGTTTAGACTGGGGATTGCGTATCAAATCATCTGAAAATGCCGCAGAGCCTCCACAATCGCATCCTCTTTTTCCTTCGGACACTTGGGCTGCTTGGTGTTTTCACTTTTCGCTTTATGGTAATTCTCTCGCTCAATGATGCCGTATTTCTGCTTCACCTGTGCGATATAGAGATTGGAAACCTTTAACTGATGATGTTCCCATACATAATCCCGAATCTCGTTGTAAGTCGCCTTGCTTTCTGCAGCGGTCACATTCAACTCGTCCATGCTGACGTCCACTTCGATGTGCCGCTCGACATTGAGTTTGGTCAAAAGGAGAACCGCTTCGCAATGGCACGAGGGTTTTTGTTGTTATATCACTGGGGACTGTCACACCCGCCGTTCTGGCGGGGGTTTTTGTTTTGGTTCAAAGATTTTGCATTTGGTTTTAAGTTTTGGTTCCAAGTTTTATTATTCGGTTTCCGAGGTGTCGTCTGCTATGCGCTCCGGGTCGAGCAAGTCTTCAATCTGGCAGCCCAGCACCTTTGCCACCCGCCAGAGCTGGTAAACGTCCGGGCTTTTGCGGTGTCCGGCGCACCAGCTTTCCACGGTGCGGTAGCTCAGTTTCGCCTGGCGGCAAAGTTCCCGGCGGCTTATGCCTGCGGCCTTGCAGCGTTCGTCTATGGGGTTATTGGTGTGTGATTCTCTCATGTGGCAGCCCTCCCTTTTAGTACAGTATACTGCGGACGCCGTAAAAATGGAAGTATAAAGTTTACCATATAAACGCAGTATTCTTTGGACTGTTTGCCAGTGGAGTTCCCTGCGCTTATGTGGTAAGACACAGCCAACGAAAGGCATTGCCGAATGGGGGATTTCAATATGAAAAAGTTTGATTTCGTTGCAGAGCTGCTTGCTCATGGGTTCCATGATGATACTAAGCTGGAAGCGGTGGAGCTGTCCCGGCAGACTGGTTTCGAGGGCGTGGTTCTGTCCCGTGATTTTACAAAGGTGATCGAGAGCGTCTGGTCTGGCCGCCACGAATATTCTTACCGCGTGGAGGTATTCGTGAATCTGACCCAGAATCTCTGCCGTGCAAAATTCTTCGATGGCGGAATTGAGTACAAGTGCAAATGGTATTACACCGCAGGAAAGCGTACCTATAACGCAATCGTTGCCACGCTGCAAAATGCGGGCCTGGAAATCTAATCCGCGGCGCCGTTTCGGTCGGTAAAAAATACACAGAAACGTCGCATGTTCTTTGGACTGTTTGCCAGTGGAGTTTACCGCGTTTATGTGGTAAGACACAGACACCGGAAGGGAAAATGAAACAAATGGAGGACATGAAAATTATGAAGCGTTATAAGGTGTACGTCTACAACACGGTCGATAAATTCTGGGACTGCTACGAGGTCCTTGCTGATGACCCGGTGGATGCCCGGAACGTGGCAGTGCAGCGGTTGATCGATGAGACCGGGCACGGTCTGGATGTTTACGAAGTGACCGACGTGTGCGAAGTCAAAGAATAAGGAGAGCTGAACAATGAAACATCTAACACTTGCAGAAAGCACCTACGACAAGATTATCGATGGGGTCAATGATGGCCTCACGGTCTGGCACTTGAGGAAAAATACCCTTAGGCGGTTGGGAGTTACCAGCCGCGGGTTTCTGGTTGGAAGCCTTTTCGATGTGAATGGCAACTTTTTACACGACGTTGTAATCGCTTGCAAAGTTGTAGTCACTTGCGAAGGAGAGAACAACCCCGCCTGATGATGGCCCTTGCGAATGGAAAGGCCGAAACAGAAAAGGAACGCAGCAGGGAGGCATGAACCATGAAACAGTATGAAGTCCGTTACGGGACGCCGGTCAACTTCAAAGTCGTGAAAACCGAATATCGTGATAGAGCCGAAGGAGTGTTCGACACTGCGAAGCGGTTCGCGGAAAAGCACAACTTGAACTGGACGGTTTCCATCTGGAACGACGGATACCTCGAAAAAAGCATCAAAATCAACCCCGCCTGACGATGGCCCGAGGAAAGGGCCGAAACCTCCCGGCAGCCAGCCGGGAAGGTCGCGGGAACCACCTGCATATCGTGAACAAAATTTTAGGAGAGCTGAATTATGAAGCTGCTGGATCTGTTGAACGTGATCGAGGACGACACCCCGATCTGGATCTACATTGATCATCCATTTCCGTGTAGAAATGAGGGGCTGTTTTTCGGGGCGGCGCAGTTCGCTGCGGAGAACGATTCCGAGTGGGAAGGCTACCGTGTGGTGCTGACTTTCCCGGAGTTGTATAAGTCCCTCGGCGGGGTTGCTGGTATGTCGATTGTCGTTGTGAAGGAGGAGCCGTGATGGGTTATCAGATGAGCGATTATGAACTGCGGGCCGGGTACATTGCGATTCGTACCGCAGAGGATATGGAGCGGATAATCGGGAAGAAGGTCGTCGCTACGAACGACTACTTCATCCGGCTGAAACGTGATCTCCGTGAGTGGATCAAGCGTGATGACGGAGAGCCTCGCAACGTGATCTTCTTTGATGGTGGCGGGCGCATTGCTCTGGAAGAACTGCCTGTCAACCCTGAATGGTGTCAGGAAGATGTTGAGGCGTGGTTCACGGAGAATCGGTACATCCACGGAGTGAATTCTCAATACGACTGTACCGGGTGCCTGTTTACCGAGTGGTTCAAAGTGTTCAGGCGGCGGGGCCGCTGGTACGCATATCACTGCATCGGGATGGATATTTAAGGAGGACGAAACCATGAAAATGGTAAACGCAAAGGGCGAGGCTGTCTATTTCAACCGGGCATGGAAGCATGGGAAGGAGACATGGGTGGTTCAGGGCATCGGCGAAACGCTTGTGATCGGGCGTGACCGCCAGAAACGCAGGAGCCGCACATTCACCCAGCTGCCGCAGGCTGAGAAGTATCTTGCTCGTATGGGATTCAAAGCCGTCCCTTGAGCCTTGGTTTTTCCAACGGAAAAAACACCCCCGGAAAAGCTTAGAAACTTTCCGGGGGTGTAACTTTATTCTGAATACGCAAAACGCCACACAGGGGCTTTCTGCGTAGGTACAGAAAAGGGCAGGTGCTATTGTGCATCTGCCCTTTGTTTTGCGTGTGGGTCTACTCGCTGCAGAGCCACTCTGCGTAGCACAGGTTGAGCCACCCGGCTCCGCTCTTGAGTCTGCCGTAGCTGCCCTGCACCTCGGTGATGGTGAAGACGTTTGGACCACGGACGACCACGGAGGCGGAGTGCTCACAGTCGGGGCTTTTCCAGTGCCGCTTTCATGCGGTCAAAGAAAAACTGGATTACGGCACCGATAGTCTCATC